TCTGGCTAAGTAAGTTTTCTTGTGTTTGTTATTAAAAGCCCATATAGCATATGTACCTTTAAGAGATTCCATAGCTTCTGATACTTTTATCTTTATTTCTAACATACGCGGTATAATACAGCTGTCTGTCCTATCGGTAAAATCTTCGTCGGGAAAATACTCTCTACATAAACTCTCAAAATTACTAATAATACCGTTATGAGCCACTATCCAATCACCATAAATGAACGGGTGATTGTTTATCGCTTCAAATGATTTTGTTTCAACAGTAGGGCCACGGGAATGATATAAAAAGTAACGACCGTGAGTGTCTATACCCGGCGGGTTAAAACAGTCTATAGGTTCATTAAAAATACCTTCAGTTTTGTGTACGTGGTATTGATCATTAGAGTCTAATGTTAGTGCACCTGAACTATAATAACCTCTTGCAAGATTATCTTTGTATAACTTAAAAGCTATATCTTTATTTTTACTACCTGCTATACCGCACATATTATGTTAAATAGGTTAAAGGTTTGCAATCGTATTGTTCCCAAGGAATGTTACGTGAATATTTAATAGGGTCAATAGCTTTGTTGTCAATAAAACCTTTGATGCGTGCTGCACATGATACACATTCCCCGCAAGCTGGGTCAGTACCCTCATAACAGGTATGTGTTTGTCTAAAGTCTACTTGTAAGTCAATACCGGTTTTAATAACCTCTTCTTTAGAGTAACGCATAAACGGTGCATTAACCTTGATCGTGTTTTTGCGATTAAGACCGTATATGTCGTTAACCTTATTAAGAAACATTGACGTGCAGTCCCAATAACCACTAAAGTCGTCGGTTTCTACTGCACCGTAAAACAGGTCTTGAGCCCCAATAGATTCAGCCCAACCAGCAGCTGAAGTAAGTAAAAGTAAATTTCTAAAAGGAACGTAACTCAAGGGCTGTGCATTACCGATATCATCTTTAGCTTTCGGTATTTTGAGATTAGTATTAGTTAAAGCAGACATCGTGGAGATATCTCTAAAGAAATCCATATTAATTACTTTATGCTCTTTAACATTACACGCTTTAGCTTGAAACTTAGCACATTCAATCTCTCGAGCAATCCGCTGCCCGTAGTTAAAAGTAACAGCATATACTTCATCGTATTTGAGCGTTTTAGTTACATAATGTAATAATACGGTACTATCCATACCGCCTGATAATATGACTAGTGCTTTTGACATATGGTTATAATAGTGTAGATTTATAGAAATTCAATAAAAAAGTAGTAAATAATGTATATGAAAAACTTGTTTCAAGATGCATTCGTCCAATCCCTCAAAGAAGATCTAGATAAAGAAGGTACCGCTTTTACTGGTGCTTTGAATGCAGCTGAAAAAAACCATAAAAGTACTATGAAAGTTCCTGGTACAGATAAAAATATAAAGGTTACTGGTCATAAACTAGAAACAGAAAAAGATAAAAAATGGATTCAACATGCACATGTTAAAAAAGGCGGTCTTCATAAAGCACTACATGTAAAGCAAGGTGAAAAGATTCCTGCTGCAAAATTAAATAAAGCTTTACATAGCAAAAACCCGCACATGAAGCACATGGCCCAGTTTGCTAAAAATGTACAAAAAGAAACCATTAAAGAACATTTAATGACAAATATGGAAGCTAAGCCAGCTCCAACAAACGCTGCTTCAGCTCCTGCCCCTGCACCAGTAACGAATGATGCTGATGCTGAAAAAGCAGCATACGGTAAGACTTTAGATCCTAATACCAAGCCAGATGCTTTTGATGGAGCAAAGAACCCAGCTCTTAAACTTGATACAGAAGGCGTAGCTAAAGCACGTGAATGGATTAAGAAGCTTGATGATATGGCTACTTTTATTAACGGTACAGATGAAAGCAGTTTAAATGCGCAGATTAATGCGTTAGAAATGCGTAACTCTATTCCTTTTAAGGGCATTGTTCGTCGTGAAGAAAAACGTATCACTAAGTTAGCTGAAAATTTACGTGGTTTAGCAGAACTGTTTAAGACTGTTGTTACAAGTTCTGGTAAAAAGATTCATGATGCTACTAGCCGCATTACTTCTCGTTAAACCGGCTTTTTAACTAAAGAATACTGTATAAAACCTCTCATACCTTTAAAGGTATTTTGTAGTATATTGTTGTGCGGTATTTCATCCTGCTTTTGTTTGGTACAAAGCTCGTTTAAGTCTTTATACTGACTATATTCTTTAGGCCAAATAAACACCGACTCTCCTCTATCTAATAACTCTTTAGTTACTTTATAAGAAGTAACATCAACCCACTGATTGTCTAGTACATATACTAGTTCGTGCATAGGGTATGATTTTTGTATTAACTCTAACTGTTCTTCAGTAGGGTGAATACCAGCTAGTGCTACACTATTACGTAAAAACATAGCATCAATAGGGCCTTCTTGTAAGAATATATATTCTATATCAGGCGATACTTTATCTAGATTAAATACCCCTTTATCGCTGTTAACTTTAGATAGATACTTTGCTTTATCTTCATCCTCTTTATACAATGCTCTTGATTGATAGGTTACAATCTTACCTTCTGTATTATAAAACGGAAACACTACTCTATTTTTATGAGTAACGTCAGTTAAGCTAATCCAAAGCGATTTAGGTTTGTTTATAGCAGTGTTTAAGCGTCTCTTATTGATAAACTCAAGAGCATCCTTAACTACCTGGTTCTCTTTATAAAACGATACCTGATTACTGTCGAATAAGTTTATACTATCGTATGGTAAAGGATTAGGGTTAGCTTTCTTATAAAAGTCTGACTTCTTAATAACATCTTCTACTGTATCTGCATGAGAACCGGCTTGAGAGAGTATTTCGCACAGAGGCAAGTTAGTCATTTCTTTAACAAACTCTAATCCGTTCTTACTTTCATTACAGTTATGACAGTATAGGTGATCGTCTTCAGGAATATAGAAAAACCTGCGTTTCTTACCAGCACTCTTACCTTCATGACAGTATGGACATTCGCCAGTATACGTGTTAGTATTCTTTTTATACGTAGGACGCTTTGTATACTGATAGAACGTCTGTATTACAAAGTTTTGCGGTATAATCATAAAGTAAATATATAATATAATATGTCTTCAAAGAATAGCAAATATATTCAAGGAATTTATACCCCTATTAACAAAAACAAATATATGGGTAATGGTAATCCTGTGTATAGGTCTTCATTAGAAAGAGATTTCTTTTTATTCTTTGATCAAAATCCAAATGTTACTGCTTGGGTAAGTGAGGGCATAGTTGTTCCTTATTATAGTAGTATTGATAATAAAGTACATAACTATTATGTAGATTTAGTAGCAGCAATCAAGGAAAAAGACGGTACAGTACAAAAATATTTGATTGAGTTAAAACCACACTCTCAAACTCAACCACCACAATCTAATGATAGAAAAAGAAAAAGCACTATACTGTACGAACAGTTAATGTGGCACAAGAATCAGAGCAAATGGAAAGCCGCGAGTGAGTACGCGGCTAAAAAAGGTATGAAGTTTGTAGTTCTTACCGAAAAATACTTAACTCAATCCTGACCTTCGTAGTCGTAAGGGTTTTGACTTCCTGTACCGCCAACGATTTCTTCAGGTTCTGGTTCTTTAAAACCAGCTAGCTCTTCACCAGAAGGTTTTCTACCTCTTGATTTAATTTTACCAATAGAAGCCTTGAGCTTATCTGCAGCTTTGCTCTTATCTACTGGAGTAACCTTCATACCGAACTTTGCTAAACGATCTCTAATAGCTGCTTTCCTTAGTTCAGCAGGATCGATTTGAGGTTCTTCTAAATCAGCAGGTGCCTCTTCTCCTTGAGCAGCATTAATCATTGCTTGCACATCTTGCATGTTACCAACAAAAGGTCTTTCACCTGGTAAAGTATTTTTTAATGATTTGTAGATCTCTTCTGGTGCAACTCCCTGTGCAACTAAAGCGTCTACTTTTTCTTGATCTCTAGGATCAATCTTAGTAGCACCAGTAGGGGCTGAAGCTTTAGGGGCAGGTGCAGCACCGTCACCGATTTTACCTGCATTAAACTCTTTACGAGCATAAGCATAAGCTGTATTTTTTGAAAGACCTTGTTTTTCAAGTTCTGCTGCTCTTGCTAAGATAGCAGGATTCTTTGGTTTAGCCATCTCTACATCGAGCATGTTTTCAGAGATATAGTTAACTGCTTCGTTAAATTTCATATTATATACTTATTATATTTTAATCTGATTCTTATCAGGTGGTAATCCAAGTTGAGTAGCTAAGAGTTCTTGTTCTTTAATGTCTTTTGCTATTAAAGAGTCTTCTTCTCCAAAAAACTCACACTTTTCATTAATATATAATGAGATTTGTGCAATACGTTCTAATGGATTTCCGTAAACCGGAATAATAGGCGGGCAATCATCAGCATCGAAAAATCCCGATTTACCGCTTTCCCAAGCTTTAAATAAACCATCAAATAATAATGCTATTTCACCACGATACACTGGGTCTATATCTCTATTTTCCTTCATTTGAAGAAGTACATCGTTTTCTTTAGTTAAAGGTATATAGAAGATAACGGAGTAGAACTTGACCGCTTCTCTCACCTGCTTTACACATTTATCAATAAAAGCTTCATCAATATCTCCTAAGCCTTTTTCAAACAACCATAAAGAATAAACCAAGTTATCAATAGGTGTACGATCGAAAACCATTTTCTTTTTACCGTAGTTAGCCATTGCTTCATCAACAAGAAAATTAAGTATAGTTTCTTGAGATTTTTTATTGCCTTCTTTATTAATCTTGAGTTTCTTGCTTTTAATAAGGTCTCGATAAGATTTTTCAGGTCTTACAAGTTGTGACCATTGTATAATCATGTCATCAACAAGTGTAGATTTACCTACACACTGTGTACCAATGACACCTATTTTGCTAAGTTTAGAATGACTCATTTTTTAAATTTACGCTTTATACTAATATTGGCAACCTCATCATCTTCAGGTGGTTGACCAGTTTCAATATCTACCCAATCAAGTACACAGTTGTCTGACGGATAATAACCCATAGCCCTAACAAAAGCATTAAACTGTTCTGTTAGTTCTTCTAAACCAACTTGACCATCAAGTGTAATTTCAATCTTACAAGGTACACTAACGTTGGTGTCGTCATCAGTATGCTCTAACGTATATGTGAATTTTATTTCTTGTTTCATACATTATACCATTTCTTCAATTATACCGAGTATTTCTGCTACGATTAGTAACACACCAGTAACCCAAAAGCTACCAAAGCAAAGGCACGTACCCGCAATAATGCGGATAATGCTTTTAATGATACTAATGTTTTTATGTTTTTTAGGGTCAGGAATATCGTTCATATATTAAACCTTGAGTGCGCGATCCCAGACCTGCAAGTGCATTCTGTTAGAGAACTTAAAATTATATTTCTTACATAGTTCAGCCACTACAGGCCCAACTTCTAGTAGCTCTTTACGGCTACCGCACATTGGCATAATCCATACTTGACTTGAACGTACAGCTACTTCAGGGCTATTAAGATAGTTTTCTAATACTTCATTTAAGTCTGACTCTTGTTTAGCTACAAACTTAAAACAAGCATCATGTACAGCTAGATAACGCAATACTTCTGGTTTATAACGTTTATCAGCAGGATCTCCGTTACTTGATAGTTTAGGCGAAGTAGTATATGTTACATGTACGCCAATACGAGACCATTCTTCATCCGGCATAATAGTGCCGTTAGTTTCAAAGTCTACATGCAATGTAGGCCTACCAATATCTTCCATTGTTAATGTTCTGCTGTAGTTTTTAAAACCCCAACGATCTCTAATAAACTTAACAAATAGTAATAAGTTCTTTTGCTGAATAAAAGGTTCACCACCAGTTAACTTAAGTAATGCACCTTCTTTTAAACGTTCATGATAATCGTTTTTCTCAAAGAGTTGTGCAACCTCTTCAAATGTCATTTTGTTTTTCTTAGACCAGCTAATATAGCTATCACAACCGTTCGGTGAGTCTTCACTCTTAAAACCGATACATGTTAAGTTACACATAGCCATTCTCATAAACACTGAAGGATGACCGATATAACGGCCCTCTCCTTCTAGCGTATAGAACACAAAATCGTCTGAAATAAATAAAGTTGTATTAGGGTCAATATTAGACATAGAGGTATTATATTATATGTTATTAGCTTTTCCACCCACTTTGAGGTATAGTTTCAAATATAGCACTATTGCCTTCATGTTCCCAAACTTCTACTTTTTCACACCAGCATCTTCCGTTAGTTAAGTCTTTAACGTGTTCGTTTGCTAGTTTATGACATAGTTCAGCAAACCTTTCAATACCTACTCCGTCTTCAAGAATTACTAGTTCAATCATCTTACGTTCTTCTAGTTGTTTAAACATATCTAAGTCAGGGTCTTTAGCCCAAACCACTGTTTTATGGTCGAAATATTCTTCTAGAGCAGTTTTAAGTTGCTTAAGACCGCCGAAATCAACAACCCAGTTGTTGTTATCTAATGTATCACAAGAGAACCAAAACTTGGCCTGTAAACGATAGCCATGAATAAAATGACAATGGCTTTGAGCGTAGGGCTGTCTGAAAGCAGCCGAACCCAACGGAATGACTTTAGTTGATGTAAATTTACCCATACCCTATGGTAGAGGTATTTAAAATAATATCAACTTAAATTAAGTCTTTTGTGTGTTTTTCAATCCAACCTTCTAGTATACTAGGCTTTATATCGGGCGGGGTAGATATAACAGCATTGCTTTCTTCGTTAGAGTTAAACAAATACCGTTGTATGTCTTTTTTCTCCGCAATACTATCCAATCTAACATGTAAAGCAGCTCTTTTATTCTTTACTACTGTGTTGCCAAGTAAAGCAATATCTATACAGTTTAACTTAATAAAAACACCAGAATCTTCATAGTTTGCCAATATATCAATAAACTCTCTTTTGTTAGCATCCGATCTAAAAAACAAAAATATGGGTACATCATCACTGCTATACTTTTTGTTTTTGTATTTTACTATCATACATTTATTTATATTGATAGTAAATATTGATATGGCTGCAACAGGAAAAAGTTTAAAAAAGGAATTTATCGTGCCAAATACTACCCCTCCTCCACCCCCACCTACGTTCGCTCAGCACTATATACATAACAGCCGGTTTCAAGTTACCCCTGATTTTATTAATTACATAAAAAGTGTAGAGAACGGTATAAAAGCAGGCTTTAAGCACGGTTTATGGCATCCGCACAAGAGTGTAGAGGGTGGTGCAGATACTATTGCATATGGCCACAAGTTACAGCCTGGTGAGAACTTTTCTCGTGGTATTACAGATGTACAGGCTACTGAAATGTTGAAAAAAGACATACAAACTGCTGCTACCAGGGCAAAACAAATAACAGACTTTAGATTCGGGCCTGGTGCATTTGATCGTCTTGACAACAGCAAAAAAGAAATGCTAACAGACTTTGCCTTTAATGGTGTATTAGGAAAGTTTCCTAGATTTTTAGATGGTGTAGTTACCGGAAATGATAAAGAAGTTAAAGCTCAATACATACGACATGTAAACGGCAAAGAAATGACCGGTCGTAACCAAGCTTTTGCTAACAGATACTTAAAGCCTTAAGCTTTACCCTGTAGTTTACCAAGCACCGCCATAATACCAGCATCTTTATTTTGCTGTGTAACTGGTGTGGTAAGTACTTTAGCATCTTCATCGCTTATTAGGTTAGGGTTGTCTCTAACTGTCATAATAGCGTTTTTAGCCATATCTAATAAAGTAGTCTCCCAGTTTGTTGTCTCCTGAGAAGTTTGTGGCACTTGTTCAGGTTGACCTCCTAACGGCTGAGGTGGTTGTCCAGTTTGATTTAAACCAGCAGCAGGCGTAGTAGGTTGCTGTTCTGGAGTAGCAGCTACAGGAGGTACTGGTGCTTCTAATAAAGTACGAAATATACTATCTGCTATTGCGTCAAATTTTTTCATATTAAACAGCTGGTGTTACACCTGAAGAAACACTTGGTGTACTACCTTGAGTGCCACCAGCTGTACCTTTACTTTTCACAACTAAATCTGCTAAAGCTTTTGATGCTGTTGCTGTATCCCCGGATTGTAATGCTTTAAGAAAAGCTGGATCGTTATAAACAGCGTGTATGCCTTGAAGTGTATTACTTGCCGCAGCTGCAGTTGCTGCTTGTGCTGCGTCTACAGATTTTTTTGCAACGTCTGATTGCTGATCAGGTGCTATTACATCTGTCAGTCCTTCATCAATAGTAATTTGATTTAATAACGTTAAAAACTTACTTTTTGGCTTCATTTCAATATATTTACGACTTTTTTGTATATTTGCACTTGATTTTATTTGGCAATAAAGTAATATAAAGTGTCGTCGGTTTAAGGAGTATACCACATATAATAGTATTATATGTATTAATAATAGGGACTCAGGAGCAAAGCTCCTTCGTCTCAGTCTTGCAGACCTTTTTAACAAGTTCGCTGCGCTCACTATATATTATATAATTAGAGCGAGAAATCCAGCTCATGGTTTGAATACGGATGCTAAGTTTTCTATGCCAAATTTCGTGCAAAACCGTTTGATTTTGTTAAAACTATACTTGCTATAATCAATAGAATAGCGAAACTCTTTGAGCTCGGTAGTTACTTCTGTGTATTCCGCAGTATTTTTGTCAACTAATGCTGTTTTATATGGTTTACTGGTAATATAAAGTAGTATTGGGAAACACTTCTTTACCTCTTTTATAAACGGTAATATATCCATATTACACGTTGTTTTATTAATCCAGTATATAGTGTTCTTTTTATCTTCTAAGCTAGAATATTCGGTAAAAAGAGTGTGAAGAGTAAAATAATGTATAAGCTTGAGATAATCCTGCCGAGGTAAACTGTCATATGTTTGTATATTAAGTTTGCGTAGTTCCTTCTGAAAGGAGCTTAGAATCTGACTTTCCGTCTCTTGAAAGTTTTTCAGATACAGGTTGTACTTTAACGGGTAAGGTTTCACCGAATAATAAGATAGGCTCTTTATTGCTTTGTGCAAGCTTTTTTAGCAAAGCATCTGGTGCTCTACCAATACGGCAGTTTATAATGCCGTTATAATAACCACCTTTAAGTAACACATCATGATCAAACTGTATTTTAGCTTCATAATAAGCTAACTCAAACTTACTGTCACAAAAACGTAGTATTTCAAACTTAAATTTGTCTTTACCAATCTTCTTTATATCTTCATTAACATCATTAGAGGATGAAGTATAAGTCTTCCAATCTGTCTCTACGTCAAAGTGTCTTTTGTTTTTTCTTCCTTTGAGAGGCTTAAGTTTTTTAACGCTTTTAATCTGCTTTTTACCGAAATAGACCTTACCACTGACCAGGTTTGTAATACGATAAATAAAACCGTAAGGCAAAATATCGTTGTTGAAAGTTTCATTTGTTGTCCAATGGCCTATGTCCATGCATCCTACTTACATCCCTTTTGGAAATGTTCTACGTTGTAATGGAAGTAACGGTTGAGGCTCACCATTCATTTTTTTCTTTTTGTCCTTTTTAGGTTTTTTACTACCAGTACCCCATATATTTCTTGCATCTCCTGGTGCATAAAAATCACTTGATTGTCCTGTTACAGGAGCATGAGCCTGGTCTGCACCAAAAGCACTACCAGTTGTCATGTCTTCTAAAAGCTTAGTATACAAAATATTAAAGTTTTTCACGTAGATTTATTAATTTTATAATATATACTTAGTAAGATTTATGGACTTACTCAATATAGATAAAATTATTAGTGACTTTCAATCTGAACTTACTAATGATATTAAAATGGATGAACTATCCATTAAAGAAAAAGCTATGTTAGCACCTACTACTAAACATAAGTGGGTTGCAAAAACAATGCAATACAAGAGTGCACTACTCAAGTTAGAATATACCAAGAAGCAAAAGATTAAAACTAAAGCATTTAACTCTCCTGTAGTACTGTCAAAAACGGCTCAAGAACAAGCTATAGCAGGGGATGATGAGATTGTTTCTATTAATGCTTGTATTGATCAAGTGAAGATAATCTTAGAGTACCTTGAAAAAATAGAAAAACTAACCAGCTCGTTAACGTACGACTATAAAAACGTAATAGATTTACAAAAACTTGAGACAACATAATGGTAGTTGAGTTCCAATATGACCCAAAGCGTAAGGAAGTAAAAATCGTTTCAGAATATCTTCCTAATATAAAAGAGCACTTCAGTGTTAAGAACCCGGGTGCTCGTTTTAATCGTTTTGCTAGGTTCATTCCTCAGCGCATATATGCTATTACACCTGCAGGGTATTGTGGTATTGGTTTAGTACCTGGTATTATAGAGTTTTTAAACAATCAGAACATACCGTTTGAGATTAAAGTTAATCAAGAATATAAAGACATCGTACAAAAGACTCATATACTCGACCCTGATAGGTTTAAAACATTAAGTAGTGAATTTAAACTTAGAGACTACCAAGAAACAGCAGTTAGTAAAGCACTAGACAATGGTTACGGAGTTGTAGAGTTAGCAACAGGTGGTGGTAAAACTTTAATCATTGCTAACTTGGTATATGCTGCATTACATCAAATAGAACCTACTGAAAAAATATTAATAGTAGTTCCAGACTTAGGTTTAGTGTCTCAAACTCATAAAGACTTTACTTCTTATAACTTTCCTATGGAAATAGTAAGTAAGTGGACCGGCAATACTGAAATAGACCCTAATGCTCGGGTTATTATTGCTAATATGGGTATATTACAGAGTAAGAACTCAGATATTAGTTGGTTTAGTAAAGTAGGTTTATTAGTTGTAGATGAATGTCATAAACTACGTAGAGGTAATAAGGTTTGCAAACTACTTGACAAAGTACCTACATTAAGACGTATTGGTTTTACAGGTACGTTACCAGAAAATAATATCGATACATGGAATATTAACAACTTTATTGGTCCGGTTGTATTTAAAAAGACAACTACGGAGTTAAGAGAAGCTGCTGGTGGGGAGTATATTGCTAATGCACAATGCTTAGCTATTAAACTTAATTACGACTTTAAACCAGATTATACAGCTGTATCTTCTGCACAAAGATACTTGCTAGAACTAGATTATATACATAACAATAAGTTTAGAAACAAAGTAATCAGACAACTAGCTCATAACTTTAAAAACAACTGTCTTATTCTTATAGATCATATAGCTCATGGAGACAATCTCTATAAAGAGCTATCTACTTTAACGGATAAACAGGTATACTTTATACAGGGTAGCGTAGAGGTGGAAGAACGCCGCAGAGTACAAGAAATCATGGAACAACATAATAATGTTGTGTGTATTGCCATTAGTAAGATATTTTCTACTGGCATTTCTATAAAAAACATACATTATATAGTGTTTGCTGCAGGCGGTAAATCAAAAATTAAAACTCTACAGTCTATTGGTCGTGGATTACGTGTTCACGAAAACAAAGACATATTGACATTGGTCGATATTGTCGATGATTTAATTTATGGTATTAAGCACTACGACAAACGAAAAGAATTTTATGACCTTGAAAAAATCAAAATTACCGAAAAAACAATTACTGAAGCAGTCTGAAGGGCCGTCGACTGTAAAAATAACTAAAATAGCTAAAGCAGATAAGCCTAAGAAGCCATTAAGTGAATCTGCTAAAGCTAAAAAGGTATACTATGTGAGCCCAGCTGAATTTACAGAAGAACTTCGAAAATATTACGCAACTAATGTAATGAGTGATAATCTCGCCATTATGATACGCAATATTGCTTATGGGTTAGCACATGCATCTAACTTTATTAACTATACATTTAAAGAAGAAGCTATTGGAGACTCTCTTATCAATATGTTTAATGCATTAAAAGATAAGAAGTATAACTTCGACAAAGGCTTTAATCCTTTTTCATATTTTAACTCTATTGCCTTTAACTGCTGGCGTTCTCGTATTAAGAAAGAAAAACGTATGAGAGACACACTAGCAGCATATCAAGAAGAAGTATATAGCGCCATTGGACCTCAAGTAGGTATCGATGACCCAGTAAACCCTATTAATAAACATGTTGATTAAAAACTCAGAAGTCGGTATATTTTCAGATCCTCATTATGGTGTACATCGTAACAGCGCAACCTGGCACAAGATTGCTCTAGATCATGCAAAATGGGCTGCTGAACAGTTTAAAAAGAACGGTATACAAGACATAATAATACCAGGAGACATATTTCATGATCGTAATGACATTGCTGTTAATACTCTTCACGTGGTTACTGACATTTTTGATGTATTGCGTGATTTTAATATCATTATTACCGTGGGTAATCACGATGCTTACTACCGGGATAATTCTACTGTTAATTCCGTATCCATTCTTCGTGGTTGGAGTAATATTACTGTTGTTGACACTCTTACCGTCGAAACACTCCAAGGAAGAAAAATAGCATTTTGTCCTTGGGGTCAAGATATTAATGAAGTACTTAAGTGTGATTTAATCATTGGTCATTTTGAAGTTAACAGCTTTAAGATGAACTCGTTTAAAGTATGTACAAATGGGTTAAAATCATCTGATTTAACTGATAGAGCACCTTTAACTATTACTGGTCATTTTCACCACAGAGAAGAGCGCAAATATAAAGACGGTACTATACTTTATGTAGGTTGTCCGTATCAACAGGATTGGGGTGACTTTGGTACAACTAAAGGTTTGTATATATTAGATCTTGCTGATTTGAGTTACAAGTTTATAGAAAATAATGTTTCTCCGTCTTATAGACGATTACAGTATACTGAACTTACTAGCGGCATATATACACCGGAAACGCTTAAAGCTGCTATACAAGGTAATATCGTTAAGTTTATTGTCGATAAACCTGTAGATCCGATCACTTTAGAAACCATAGTACGTAAACTCGTTGCAGTTAAACCTGTAGAGTTCACAATGGAGCATGATGTCACTGAACAAAGTAAAATTAATATTGAAGAAGCTGCTAATAAGGAGTTTAACATAAGTGTAGAGAAGTCTATTGACGAGTTTGTTGAGTTAATGGATGTAAAAAACAAAGAAGCAACTAAACTTTATGTTAACGATCTTTATTCCAGAGCAGTAAAAATGTAATATGAATATTGCCTTACACTCAAATCAATTCGATAACCGCGGTTCTACCCGCGTAACCTATGATTACGGTCTAGCACTAAGAGATATACTTGGTCACAACGTAACATTTGTTACCTCTAGTATGAATGCTAACGAGGGTATTGAAAAAATATCTAAAGAGTTTGAAGTCATTACATACGATTCTAAAGTAGAAGTATCTCTTGCTTCTGTAGTAAAAACTGATATAAGCAGAGTAGTAGATGATAAAAAAATAGACTTCCTATACATGTTTAAATCTGGTACTATAGATCACATTACACCAGATAACTGTAAAACAGGTATACATTGTGTTTTTAACTGTAGTGAGCCTCATGGAAGTGTTTATGCTGCTATATCAGAAAACTTAGCTAAAAAATACAATATAAACAAGTTTGTACCCCATATTATTAATAAGGTAGCACCTAATAAAGATATTAAAGCTGCACTAGGCATACCTAAAGATGCTTTAGTTATTGGTAGACACGGAGGTAATGATTCATTTGATTTAGCATTTGTACATAGAGCAGTAGAAACTATTCTTAAAACAAGAAACGATGTTTACTTCCTATTTTTATCTACTAATGCTTTTATTAAACATGATAGAGCTATGTTTTTTCCGTGGATAACTAATGATGTTGGTATATCTAATTTTATTAATGCATGTGACATTATGATACATGCTCGTCATATGGGAGAGACATTTGGTTTAGCAGTAGGAGAGTTTTCCTCTCATAACAAACCTGTGATGACCTGGAGCGGTAAAATGCCATGGAGTGGAGAAACCAATCTTGGTTACGATACCGCTCATATAGATCATTTAGGAGATAAAGCTATACTTTATCATGATTATAACAGTCTAGTTAACATTATGGAAGGTCTAGATGTGCAGTATTTACGTAGTCAAAACTGGGACATGTTTTCAGAGAAGTTTAGTGCTAACAATGTAATTAACCAATATAAGGATGTATTTTTAACATGAAAATCGGTGTTGGTATTATTACCTGTAACAGAAACAACTACTTAAAAGCTTTAATAACTACACTTCCTATGGACGTGGTAGATGCTTTAGTCGTAGTTAACGACGGTAAGGCTGAAAATCAAATAGAGGTACCAGGTACTTGGTTACAGAATGAAGTCAATCTTGGTGTAGGTAAATCTAAAAACAAAGCAATGAAGTATCTTTATGATGCTGGTTGTAATTATATTTTTATTATTGAAGATGATATGCTTATTAAAGATAAAAATGTATTTATGAAATACATTGAAGCATATCAAGAAACCGGTATACAACATTTTAACTACGGACCTGGTTCACCATTTAACCGTAAACAAAACATAGAGTTTGATCTTCATAATAGACATTTACTCGATCAAAAGAGTCCTGTTAATCCTCGTATTGTTATTGAGTATCCTGGAGAAATTAAGATTGCATTATATACTCATACAGTAGCAATGTTTTCGTTTTTTACAAGAGAAGTACTCGAGAAGGTAGGCTATATTGACGAGCAGTTTTATAATGCTTGGGAACACGTAGACCATACCTATCGTATTGCACTAGCTGGTTACCATCCTCCATTTTGGTGGTTTGCTGATATAGCTGATAGTGAGAAATACCTCGAAGAAGCTCCTGGTGCTATCGATAACTCATCTATTGCAGACAAGAAAGAACAATGGCATAAGAACGTGTACGGTGGTAGAGAGCTTTACAAGACTAAACACGGACACTATCCGAACGAACCTAAAAACTATACTCAAAACGAGGTTTTAAATATACTTAAACAAATAAAATACCGTAAATGAACGAAATCATTACATATGGACAGAACTACAGTCTTAACAAAGGTATAGAAAACTTTGTTAAGTCAGCTGTAAAAACTAACAATACTGTCAC